TTATACATTTGAGCGCCGACTTTAGATGTGTTGGCGTGGTCTTCTTTTCGATTGCCTGCCGCCACGATCAACCAGTCGTCTGGCAGTCTGTAATTCTCCCCCATCATTCGGTCATAAACGATTTGGGACAAACCGTTCGTGACACTGGGAGCGCCTTGGGCTAACTCGTCCAAGAAAAACATGCCAAATTTGCCATGCTTCTTGATGTCAGGTAATGAGCTTGGCACCTTGAAAACAGTGTTGCCATCCTCAATGGTTGGAGCGCCTTTGATGTCCAGCACGTCCTGAAGTGCAACTCTGTATTCGATGAGCGCAAAAGTCTTTTCCCAATCTGCTGGTTTTTCATCGACGCCGACTTGATAGAAATCAAGGCCCATCTTAGCGGCCTGATGTTTTGCCCATGCGCGGATTTGCCACGTCTTACCGACACCAGATGTGCCATGAAAAAGTATGGCTTCCTTTTTGCCCCACGCGTAATCTAATGCGGTGAACATTTCGGAGGGGGTAATGCTAACTAAATTTGTCATAAGTTTTATCTTTCAGTTGTTTGAATGTTTGAATTAATCCACATAGAGAGAGCTACATCCGGTAGGCTTGCACCCCCGTAATTTGGTAGTGATGCCGTGACCCCCGGCCCATGCCTTGGTCCGTTAAGGTCTCGCAGATTTCGGCGATAGTGTCGCTAGCCTTTGGCTGATTGTCGCAACACGCTAGCACCTCGCTTGCGTAATTAAAGAAGTCTGCCTTGTCGGTAAATTCGGTGAAAAATGCTGGCTTCTGCCAGTTGCCGTGGATCTCAGTCACAATATATAAAGTCATAATTTTTATCTTTCAGTTGGTTATCGATTAAAATGGTTTGCCGCTACTGTCGCTAAAATAGTTTCCTGCCACAATGTCATGGCAACTTTTGCGATAACAATCGCCAAGCTTTTCCTTGTAGGCAAATGTCGGTCAGCTAATTCTTGCTGTGCAAATCTTGCGACTTGTTGAACATTTGATTGGCTGTGCAATTCGCCAATCTCGAAATCGGCTTGCAGATCCTCTGCAATCTCCGCAATAATTTTATCGTTTACAAACATGATTTTTATCTTTCAGTTGCTTGTTTTTTCCCGGCCCTTCTAAACCGTGCTTTAGTCTGACGCTTCAGGGCCTTCTTATGTTTTCTGGACAGGGTGTTGACCCTGACCAGATTTGCCTTGTTTTCCTTGGTGTTTGTCATTCTCACCTTTCAGCATTTTTGCAGGTTGGAAAGTTTGAGCATCCCTTGAAAGCCTTCCATTTGGCGTTGCCTTTAGGCTTTCGCAGGACCATCACGCCGTCACTGCATCGATCACAGTGATGTACGTGCTTGGCCAAGCCCCAAACCTTACGAGCGCGGTCTCTAACTCGCGTCATAATGTCGGCCACGTTGCCTACTCTATTGATGCGACTTTCAGAAGATATTGGGCGGTCTTTCTTGTTGTTCCAGAGCGTCACCTTGATGGCGTCGGAACCGCTGTCTCGCATCTCATTATTTTCGAGAGTTGAAAAGATGACCACTGCAAAATTTGTGTTTGGAATGTCGCGAGAAAAAACTACTTCTTTCACACGGTCCATTGCGCGTTCGACAAAACCCATGTCGATCATCTCATTAGTAAAAGTGTCGGCAGGGACTGCTGTAAATGTATTCATTATTACACCTCCTTAAAAATGATTTTGTTTGGTTTAGCTTCGTAGATTATGTTCAAGATTTCCAAGGCATAATCGATGCTCATACCTAATGGCAACTTGTTGTTGATAATTGCGTTCTGAACATTTTCTTCTAAAGATGCACCTTGATCCAAGAACACCTCATTATGATTGGCTACATATTCGGATGGCTCGATAATCATATTCATATTGAACTCTTTCGGTTGGGGTTAAATTTACTCAAGCTTAACCATCCGCAAAAGGCGGATGATTAAGTATCAATAAATCTAAACGATTTATTGTTTACTTTTTCTCGGGCCGGATGGTGCAAGACGCTTTTCGCGCCGCCAATTCAACCCAAATGTCTGGGCCAAATCTTTATCTCAAGGAAGCATCATCGGGTGTCTACCGCTAATGCTTGGTCCCTCAGTCCCGTGATAGGGAGCCTTTGGTTTGCATCGCCTCTCGATTTTTGAGAGTGGCACCCGGTTGGTCCGGGGTAGGCTTGGCGGTGTCTGTGTTGGCCGCCCCCATCTTATCGCATATTCAAACTAGTATGTCAAGTCGAAGCGATTTGAAGCGTTTTTAGCTATCTATATTTACGCCGATATCGAGCGTCATTTTTGTCTATTATATATACAGAAAAAACTGCCCTATTTTCACATGGTAAAAATTGGTTTTATTTTGACACTTATATATACAGAAAAAACTGGTCCTCTCGACAGCGCCAAATCAAGGCAAAATCGGGTGTATCCTATATGCGGTTTTAAGCGCTTCTAAGCGCATATAGATGCGATATGGGATATGGGGTGCTGACAGGTTGTACGTTGTGTTTGTTCCTATATTGTTCCTGCAAGTAGTGCGTTGTTTTTAAAGGGTTTTTAAAAGAACGAATAGAGAACATCAGGTAAATGTTGTATTTTATCGTTTTTTTGGCGTATATTCTCAGTATTGACCGACGAATAAACAGGATACCCAAAATATGACCGACAAATATTCAGGCCCCAAATTGGTTGCGATTGACGGCGGCAAAACAGATCCGGCAGTTGATTTTAAAGATGAACCAGATTTCGAAAAGAATGATCTCAAAAAACGTGGCCGATATAATCTCACGAACAAACAGCGTTCATTCGTCGCAAATATGCTGGCCGGGGCAGGATCACAAAGTGCCGCATATAAAATAGCTTATGACATTAAAACAATGAGCGATCACGCCGTGGGCGTAGAAGCTAGCCGTTTAATGCGGAACCCTAGCGTGTCACGTGCTTTAACTGCCGGATACAAGCGCCAAGAAGAGCAATCACTGCATTCAGGTGCCAGCCTCCGACTTCTTCTAGAAAAAAAGCTTCTCGATAAAATCGAGACGGCTGACAGCGATGCGAATATATTGAAGGCTATCGATCTGCTTGGCCGATCTGAGAAGGTGGGATATTTCTTGGACAGATCGCAGGATCTAACCGCTGAAGAGTTGAGCGCTGAAGAGGTCAGAGACCAGCTAGAGGAGAAGCTCAAACGCGCATTTGATCAATGATATCAACGACTTAGCTGTTTACTTTACATAATATATGTTATGCGACAAACCTAAATAGCTCAATGATTTCAATGGGTTAGCCGCATCACCTATTCTCTATATATATGACAGGCTCTCGACAGGCTCGCCATGCATTCGGCGCGTAGCTATTTTTCACATAGTAAAATCGAGTTTTGGGGGGTTGTTTTCTGAGGGGATGAGGGTGCCTTGGGTCCTACCCCCCGCCTCCCGTATCCCGGACCCCCCACCCCCCGGATCTGGGGCCGCGTCCACACATGATCTATGTATTACATTCCAGACAGTTTCTGAGCAAAAATTATACAAAAAATTATATAAAATTTATGTGCAACATTTGTACATATCTACTTGACATAAAAATATAAATAGATTTTAATACCATTTTTCCTCGCCGGGGAGTTGGGCGCAAGCCCTTTAGCCCGGATACGGATCAGACGGTGAGTGCCGTGCATAAAAAAACCCCGTCAGTTGGTGGAGATCTTTTATAGCTCTGTATCCCGATTGGGATACGTGAGTTATTCTTTCCGTCTCGCGACCAACGAACTAACTTAGGAGGTATGATATGATTAACACTATTATGATGTGTCTTTCTTTAAACATATACTTTGAAGCACGTAACCAGCCATTGGAGGGACAGATAGCTGTAACAATGGTTGTATTGAACCGAGTTGCTGATCCCAGATACCCCGACAAGATATGTGATGTGGTGTTTCAAGCCGAGAGAGATCCAAACGGGAACGTGATCAGAGACAGGTGCCAATTTAGCTGGTATTGTGACGGCAAGTCTGACCAGCCAACCGACCGAGACGCATTCAGGTGGGCGAATTATGTTGCGTTGGGCGCGATATATGGAACCTACGCTGACCTGACTCGCGGTGCTACGCACTACCACTCTAATACAGTGGCACCTAAATGGGCGGTGGCCGCAGATAAAACCGTCGAGATAGGAGATCATTCGTTCTTTAAATATCAAGGATCTTATTAATATTATTTGACTGCGATATTTACTCCGTTCATAATAAATACTGTCTAAGCAATGTTTATTGGAGATTGTCTTGAGCTTATATGAGAATATGAATAAACGGAAGAAGGCCGGGACTTCTCGGTCTAAATCTAAAACAACTGTATCTAAGTCTGCGTATGCTAATATGCAGAAAGGGTTTCCAACTAGTAAGAAGAAGAAAGGGACTGTTAAGAATGCACGTTGATAAGCTAAAAACCGGGCCTTCCAATGTAGAATACCGCGATAACCATAAGCGTATATATGGAGATGTTAGGAAGCCAAGCGGTCTCACCGCAGAGGAGTCTAGGACACTACGACTGGAACGTCATAAGAACGAGATCCGTCTAGGTAAGAAAGACGCTCAGTATTATGTCGATCACGAGGTGAGGACATCTGCGGACCCGAACTGGCAACCTAAAATGGAAAACTCAAAAGAATACAAGGATGGATGGGATCGAATATTTAACAAGCCATGATGAGTTTGCTGATCACTGCTTATGCCCCGACTGTATGCTGTCGGTGTTAGTTGCCGATCTATTTAATAACCTAAACTGCGATGACGTTGAGATCGTAGACGCGCTTACTCACGCCCTTATAGGTGCTATGTCTATGGCCCCTCCAGAGTACAGAACCTATTTAGTAGAGGAGAGTATTCTTAGGATACGAGTTATGATGGGGGAATACCACGCTTACAATGTAAACGAGGGCTGGGGCTTGGTCCATTGACGGTGTACATGCGCGATGTAGCCTCACGCCAGTGTAGGTGGATTGAGGTAGAACCCAGTAGAGATGCTGTCTGTTGCGGAGATATTACGCACAAGGGATCTTCTTGGTGCAACAAGCATTATGCTAGAGCGTTTAGAGCGCCTCCGCCTCGGACTAAAGCGCAGTTGGGGTCGGGCATTTTTGTGCCTTTCACCGGAAGCCAGAAAAAGTATTGACGCACAAACAGCATACGTATATGCTCCGTGATATGAAAATAAACACGCAGAAGATATGGCGTTGTTGGCCTATAAGGCAAATATCTAAATTAGTAGTCAAGCTCGATGGGTGGCTGTGGCGTAAAATGTGGAGTCAAAGATGACAGAAAAACGCGGCAGTGAAACTTTCTCCGGGTTCAATAAACCTAAGAGGACGCCTAGCCACAAAACTAAGTCACACGCTGTACTGGCTAAGAGTGGCGACAAAACGAAACTAATTAGATTTGGACAGCAGGGCGTAAGCGGCGCTGGTAGCAACCCCAAGACAGCATCCGAAAAAGCACGTAAGAAATCCTTTAAAGCAAGACATAAAAGCAATATAGACAGAGGCAATATGTCTGCGGCTTATTGGGCCGATAAGGTTAAATGGTGATATTTTGACTCCGAGACAAAGACAGTGCTTAGATTTTATCTCAGCGTTCTGGAAAGAGCATAACTACGCCCCTTCCTTCGGCGAGATTGCAGAAGCATTAGATGCCAAGAGCCGTTCTAGTGTAACGCCCCTTGTATCTAAACTTGAGCGGAGGGGATACATCGAGCGGACACCCAACCTTGCCCGGTCTATCCGTGTTGTTAAATCTGATGTTCCCCAAGCGTCAGTTATAAACGATGTACCCCTTCCACTTCCTGAGTCTAACACACCTCCTCAATGGGGTGAAGAGTAATATTATCACTTGATTGGTGTTTAGTTATTAGGCTATCTTTATAAAATGTTACCAGCCCATATTCAAGAATGTTTGGATAGGCTACCGGAATTGCCTATAGATCAACAGCGGGAGATACTCGCGCTGGTGGATAAGCTTGATATAATTCGGGAACGAGACACGGCCAAAGATAGCTTTATATCTTTCGTAAAGAAAGTATGGCCTAGTTTTATAGAAGGCTATCATCATAAGATCATGGCGGAAGCCTTCGAGCGAGTGGCCAGAGGCGAACTCAAACGCCTAATAATCAATATGGCTCCCCGTCACACTAAGAGCGAGTTCGCTTCACATCTATTCCCTGCGTGGTTCTTAGGCCACCATCCATCTAAGTATGTAATACAGGCGTCCAACACTGCTGACTTAGCGGTAGACTTCGGACGTAAAGTCCGGGACACTATAGGTGACAATGCTTTTCAGTCTATATTCCCGGAAGTGGCTGTACATGCTGACGCGGCGGCGGCAGGTAAATGGAAGACAACCGCCAAGGGCGAGTATTTTGCTCTTGGTACGGGTGGAACAATGACAGGCCGTGGCGGTGACTTGATAATAATAGACGATCCTCACAGCGAGCAAGAAGCTAAACAAGCAGAAACAAGGCCAGAAATATATGACAGTGTCTTCGAGTGGTACACTTCTGGACCCCGTCAACGTGTACAACCGGGTGCGGCCATTGTTATAGTTATGACGCGATGGAGTAAACGAGATCTTACGGGACAGGTATTGAAGGCGGCGGCTACAAAAGAGATGGGAGAGGATTGGGAAGTTATAGAGCTTCCGGCTATACTGCCATCCGGGAAACCTATCTGGCCAGAGTACTGGCCGGAAGACGAGATATTAGCTATAAAAGAAGAACTGCCTATTCCTAAATGGATGGCGCAGTATCAGCAACAGCCTACCGCCGAAGAAGGCGCTCTAGTTAAGAGAGAGTGGTGGCAGAGGTGGGAACCTGAAGAACCCCCTTCTTGTGAGTTTATAATTCAATCATGGGATACCGCCTTTGAGAAGACTCAACGGTCTGACTACTCGGCTTGTACTACTTGGGGTGTTTTTTATAGAGAGCATCCAGACACTGGCAAAATGATGCCTAATGTGATACTGTTAGATGCGTTTAGAAAAAGAATGGAGTTTCCAGAGCTTAAAAAGGTAGCTATGGAGATGTACAAAGATTGGTTACCCGAAGCTTTTATCGTGGAGAAGCGAGCTAGTGGAGGCCCTTTGATATATGAACTTAGAGAAATGGGCATACCAGTTAGTGAGTTTACACCAAGCCGAGGTAACGATAAGATAAGTAGAGTTAATGCTGTTTCTGATTTGTTCGCCTCTGGTATAGTGTGGGCGTCTAATCACAAATGGGCAGATGAAGTTATCGAGGAGTTTGCTGAATTTCCAGCAGGAGAGCATGACGATTATGTTGATAGCTCGACACAAGCGTTGTTAAGGTATAGACAAGGTGGTTTTATTAAGACTACGCATGACGAGGAAGAAGATGATACTCAGATCCTCCCGGCAAAGAAATATGAGTTTTATTAGGGGTTATCATGGCAACCAATGTAGATAAGAAATTAATTCCGTCCGATATAGAAGTTGAAGGTAATACCGATATAGAGGTCTCGCTTCCGGGTGATGATTTTGATATGGAAATCGTCGAAGAAGTTGAGACAGACGGATCTGTTATTGTAGACTTCGACCCCGAAGCGACTGCATCCGAAGGCGAAGACGGCCACGGTGAAAATATAGCAGACCTATTGGACGATGAAGTATTAAACTCTATAGGTAGCGAACTCGTCGGAGCATATACAGACGACCGTCGTACTAGAGCGCCTTGGGAGAAAGCATACACTAAAGGTATTTCTCTTCTAGGACTTAATATTGAAGAGCGTAGTCAACCTTGGGCTGGAGCGTCTGGCGTATTTCATCCCATACTGACCGAAGCCGTGATTAAATTCCAAGCTGAAGCTATGGTAGAGACTTTCCCTGCGGCTGGACCAGTATTGACACGCACGATTGGTAAGTCGAGTCCAGAGTTAGACCAGAGGGCCATGCGCGTCCAACGTGATATGAACTATCAGTGTACAGAAGTGATGACGGAGTATCGCGGTGAACATGAGCAAGCTTTATTCCATCTAGCTATTGGTGGATCAATATTTAAAAAGGTGTATTTCGACCATGCTCTGAACAGATACACTTCCAAGTTTGTTATGGCAGATGATTTTGTGGTGTCTTACGGCACTACTGACCTGATTTCTTGTCCTAGATCTACTCATATTATGAAGATGTGGCCTAACGACTTGTTAAAGAACCAGTATTCCGGTTTTTATCGTACAGTTGATGTACCCAAGCCTTCTATTGAGTACACAGACGTGGATAGAAGCGAGGATAAGGCCGCAGGTGTAGCTCCTAGCGCGGAAAAAGACGACAGGCATGAACTATTAGAGATGCACGTAGAGTTTGATATACCCGGCTTTGAAGATCTAGACGAAGAAGGAGAGCCAACAGGCATAGCGCTCCCATACGTAATAACTATAGAGAAAAGCAGTAACATAATCCTGAGTATATACAGAAACTGGGATGAAGATGATGAAGATAAGGTTAAGAATGAGTTCTTTGTACACTATCCGTACTTACCGGGCCTTGGTTTCTACGGCATTGGCTTAGTACACTTACTGGGCGGCATTGCAAAGTCTGCTACTTCGATACTCAGACAGTTAGTGGACGCAGGAACGCTGGCTAACCTACCTGCTGGACTAAAATCTCGCGGATTACGTATAAAAGGAGACAACTCTCCTCTAAGACCCGGCGAATTTAGGGATGTAGACGTTCCGAGCGGATCTATAAAAGACAATATATCTTTTGTTCCTTATAAAGAGCCTTCAACGGTATTGTACCAATTACTCGGTAGTGTTGTTGAAGAAGGTAGGAATATAGCCTCTATAGCTGACTTAAAAGTATCTGATATGAGTAATCAGGCTCCTGTGGGGTCAACATTGGCCATCCTAGAGAGAGGCATGAAGGTTATGTCGGGGGTACATGCTCGTATCCATGCGGCTATGCGTCGAGAGTTTAAGTTACTCGCCAATCTGGTCAGAGAGTATGCACCGGAAGAATATGAGTATGATGTTGACGAGGGTGTTACCCGTATAGCTGATTATGATGATAGAGTTGATATATTTCCGGTGTCTAATCCGAACGCCGCTACAATGGCGCACAGGATAATGAGACATCAGGCCATTCAACAACTAGCTCAGACTGCTCCTCAGATATATGACATGAAAGAATTACACAGAGGAATGCTGTCCGCTATGGGCGAAGAGAACGTAGATAAGATTATTCCTCGTGAAGACGAAATGAAACCTATGGACCCGGTAGCTGAGAACATGGCTATTATAACCGCAGAGCCTGTTAAAGCGCACATGTATCAGGATCACGAGAGTCATATACGTGTACACCTAGCCGCCGCTCAAGATCCCAAGATACAAGAGATAATGTCTCAGTCTCCTGCGGCAAAACAAATAGCCGCCGCTGGTGCCGCACACGTACAAGAACACGTTGCTTTTCAATATCGTCGTGAGATCGAGAAACAACTTGGCGTTCCAATGCCTGAATTTGATAAAGATCTGCCAGCAGAGACAGAAGTGCAGTTGTCTAAGTTAACAGCGGATGCGGCAGAGAAGCTTCTAAAGAAAGATGTAGCAGAAATGCAAGCGGCTAAAAACGCAGAGCAACAGAACGATCCGGTACTTCAACTCCAGAAGATGGACGCCGAGACTAAGCAAGCAGAAGTTCAGCGTAAAGGCATGGCCGATAAATTTAGAGCTATGATTGGTAAAGAACAGATCTCTTCTAAAGAGAAAATAGAAGGCGCTCGTCTAGGAGTAGAAGTCCAGACGGAGTTGATCGATAAACAGATAGAACTCAAGAAGCTTGAGCTTGAGCAAGCAAGGATGGCTTCTCTAGAGAAACAAGCAGGTGCGAAGCTGGGCGTGACAATGTCTACGGCTATAGCAGACGATCAGATTGAGCGTGAGCGTATAGCCGCACAGACAGAGCAAACAGAGCTTCGTGAAGAGACTAACATGAAAAGAACTGAAGATGACTTTCATATAAACGAAGAACGTCTTGCTAATGAACGCATGAGAGATACGCAGAATTTTGCAGGTCGTTTTATAGATATGTTCCGTTCTGGCTCAAAAGATGCACAAAAGTCAGACGAAAACTAAAAAAAAGCTTGGAGAAGTGAACATTGGCTGATAATATTTTAGAAAGTGTCAAAGAACGTATTCGTCGTGAGATGAATACAATTGCAGATGACTTAGCTCTTGGGGGTTGTATGTCTGCGGAGAGCGCAGATATGATTGGAATTAAGTACGCACGAAATGCGGGGGTTATTGAAGGACTGGCAAGAGCCGAACGCGCAATTTTGGATGTACTTGAGGAAACTACAGAACAGGAGAAGCTCGACACATGAGCAAACCAGCCATTAAGATATCAGACAAAGATCTAGAGAAAGCCAAAAAAGCAGTTAAAGATATGCAAGGGCCTAAACTAGTTGAACCAACAGAAGATCAGAAGACCACTCAACTGCCCCAGCCTAGAGGTTGGCGGATGTTGATAGCCATTCCAGAGGCCGAAGAGAAGACCGCAGGAGGTATTCTCAAGGCAGATATTACCAAAGATATAGAGAATACATCTACGGTTATTGGATTGGTTCTTGAGATGGGTAGTGAATGCTACGCAGATACAGATCGTTTTGGGGACGAACCTTGGTGTAAAACTGGGGATTTTGTATTAATCGGAGCCTATAAAGGGGTTCGTTTTAGAATACACGGCAAGGAATTTCGCATCATCAATGATGATACCGTTCAAGCAGTCGTGGATGATCCGCGTGGATATACGAGGGCATAATGGATAACACAGCAGAAGCAGAGTATGAAGCCCCAAGTCCTCTTCCGGAGCCGGAAGAAGATTCGGAAATTGAAATAGAAGTTCTTGATGACACGCCAGAAGAAGATGTGCGAGCCGCACGTCCTGCCGCTGATCGTGTAGATCCTGACAGTGAAGAGTTTGAACAGGAGATACAGGACTATTCAGACAACGCGCAAAAGCGTATAAAAGCTGTTAAGTTTGAGTTTCACGAAGAGCGTAGAGCAAAAGAGAGCGCCCTACGGCAGTCTGACGAAGCGATAAAGTACGCAGAACAGGTTGCTCGCGACAATGCGGCCCTCAAACAGTCCCTGCAAGATAGTAATTCTGTACTGGTTGAACAGTACGGAGCTAGGACAGATGCAGAGCTTGAGAAAGCTCGCTCTGATTTTAAAGAGGCATATGAGGGCGGCGAGACTGATGCTCTTTTAGAAGCTCAAGAGACCATAGCTAGGTTACAGGCAGAGCGCGTTGGAACAATGCGTCATCAGCCTGTAGCACCAGTTCATGACGTAGCAACGCCGACTGCGCCTCCACAGCAGACAGGCACCCCCGATGTCAGATCAACCCAGTGGTTGCGAGAAAACAACTGGTTTCAACAAAGGGGTAGCGAAGACATGACAGGTTATGCTATAGGTCTTCATCAGAAGCTAGTGGCCAGTGGGCTTAACCCTTCTATACACGAAGAATACTATACAAAGATTGATCAGGGGATGAGGGCTATATTTCCTGACAGATTTTCGAGTGCGGATTTAGGCAGTGCGGGAGGAAGATCTCCTGTTGTGACGCACACGAAGAAAAAACCACCAGTTGGTGGTCCGTCACGGGGCGGTGTTCCCCCGCGCAAAGTGCAACTAACTGCCACTCAAGTCTCTCTCGCAAAGCGTCTTGGGTTATCCAATAAACAATATGCCGCTCAGGTAGCAAAGGAGCAACTTAATGGCTAAAACGCGCACCGCGCCAAAAACGCGAGACAATGATACACGCGAAACAGAAGACAGGGTGACAGACTATCGTCCACCCTCAAATTTGCCCGATCCAACGCCAGAGGATGGGTACGCTTTTCGATGGGTCCGCACATCAATGCTTGGTGATGCTGACAACAGAAACGTATCTATGCGATATCGCGAAGGTTGGGAACCGTGTTTGGCAGAAGATCATCCTGAATTGATGATTATGTCAGACGTTAACTCTACCTACGAGGGCAATGTTGTCATCGGAGGTTTGATGCTTTGTAAATGTTCTACCGAGAAAATGGAATCTCGGAACAGATATTTTGAGCAACAAGCGAGTCAACAGGCTTCGAGTGTGGATCATAACTTTATGCGCGAAAACGATCCTAGAATGCCGCTTCTGGAAACAGAGCATAAATCTACGGTGACTTTTGGTGCAGGTCGTAAACGCTAATGTTAGCGTTTATTTAGTTTAACTTTGCAATAGGAGCAAGACAATGGCGGCAACAGCCTCACCTTATGGCTTTGTTCCAGTTAATCGAATTGGCGGATATAATAACGGATCATATCGTCAACTCAAAGTTACGAACTCATACGGCACATCCATATTTTTTGGAGATGCGGTATCGCTCGTGGCGGCTGGAACTGTAGAAGCCTCTCAAGCCGCAACCACGGTACGTCCCATCGGGATATTCCAAGGTTGTAACTTTACTGATCCAAGTCTTAACTACAAAGTGTTCAGTCAAATGTGGACTGGGGCAGTAGCCTCAACCGACATACTAGCTAGTGTAGCTGACGATCCTCGTCAGGTTATGCAAGCGCAGTGTGCAGGCAGTGTAGTGCAAGCTAGTTTTGGACTAAACTTTGAAGCTAGTACATATGCGGCAGGAAATACCAATATTGGTAAATCTATAGTTTCTCTTGAAGTTACTACTCCAGCTACTACCGCTACTTTCCCATTTAGGTCTATCGACTTTGTTGACGGTCCTGATAGTTCTGTTGGTGATGCATTTACAGATATGTTAGTTATCTGGAACGCAGATATTCATCAATATGACTTAGCACTTGGTACTTAAAGGAGTATTTGAGATATGGCTTCAATTTCACGTTCGCAATTACTCAAGGAATTACTTCCGGGTTTAAACGCCCTATTTGGCCTTGAGTACGATAAATACCAAGATGAGCATCTTGGATGTTACGACGAAGAGAGTTCAGATCGTAGTTTTGAAGAAGAAACTAAGTTGTCTGGATTTGGCGCGGCACCTGTCAAGAAAGAAGGCGGAAGCCTTTCTTATGACACTGCCCAAGAGAGCTTTACTCAGCGTTACGATCACGAGACGATTGCTATGGGTTTCTCCATCACTGAAGAAGCGATGGAAGATAACCTTTATGACAGTCTCTCTTCTCGTTACACTAAAGCTCTTGCCCGTGCTATGAACTACACCAAGCAAGTTAAAGCTATGGTGCCATTCAACACAGGCTTCACGGCAACAACTGGATATCTTTCCGGTGACGGTGATCCACTATTCTCGACTTCACATAGTATTGTGAATGGCGCGGATGTATCTAACCGTCCTGCTACTGCTACTGATCTAAATGAAACATCTCTTGAAGATGCGGCTATTCAGATCTCCAACTGGACCGACGAGCGCGGACTTCTAGTTGCGGCACAACCTGTTAAGTTGATTATTCCAACTAACTTGCAGTTTGTTGCAACTCGTATTCTTAACTCTCAGTTTAAGACGGGTGTAGCTGATAATGACATCAACGCAATTGTGCATAACAGCACAATCCGCGATGGTTACACTATCAACCACTACTTAGTAGACACTAACGCTTGGTTCTTGAAAACAGACGTTCCAAATGGTTTCAAGTATTTCAATCGTGTTCCAATGAGTACATCAATGGACGGTGATTTTGATAGCGGCAACGTGCGATATAAAGCTCGTGAGCGCTACAGCTTCGGCGCCTCTGATTACCTCGCTGGTTTCGGAAGTCCGGGTTCTTCTTAACCCGAAGTTGTTACGGAAAAAGGGGCTTAACGCCCCTTTTTCTTTGACTGACGTACATTGCCTCATAAAACACATCAGGCCGGAACGAGATCCGAACTCGTTGTCTCCGAATATTTAGTAAGCCGAGGCTTCTACGTGTTCTCCCCCGTGGTCTTTCAACAAGGCCCTATAGACATAATCGCGATAAATGATCAAGGCAATATGCTCCTCATCGACGCAAAGACGAGCAGTACGTTGAAGAAAGCAAGTAGAAACAAGTCAGAGCGTAGATACAGGGTGCGAACTAAATTACAGAAAAGACTAGGTGTTATAATTGCTTATGTTAATAAGAATAACAGCATACACTTCGTTCCTCGATTAAATATTGATAATTTGACCAAGGGCAAGACTTAACGTATGATTGTGAACTGCCGGATTATGGCAGTTCATTTAGTAGTCTCTACATATTACCTCCCTAAACTTACCGGGCTTATTAGTATAAGCCCGGTCTTTTTATGTACATACACCATACAAACACTGATTAGCCAATATTTAGCTAGTCTTTTGTATTTATATGTTCTAAGCTGTAGTTGCATTTGATGTGACTAGCCTAATGTTGGTCATGGTTTATATAGGAGAACTGTTCAATGCCTACACATTTTACCAATGGCGTTTCTGACGTTATACCGGGTAACCCGCTTTATGATTTTGGGCGGTTAGATCCAACTAAATACCATATTTACTGGGATGACTTTGATACCACACCCATTGCCGCGCAATGGACACTTACCGCAACTTCTGCTGGTTCGGGTACTTCTGCAATCACTGTTCCTGATGCTGATGGCGGTGTTGCTCGTATTACTACTGCGGCTAATGATAACGACGGTATATTCGCTGAGTGGATATCTGAAACATTTTTACTGGAGAGCGGCAAAAAGACTTGGATGAAAACTCGTTTTCAAGTTGGTGATGCCATACAATCTGATTTTGTTGTGGGTATTCACTCTTCAGATACGACTCCTTTGGATGCGACAATGCGCTTTGCATGGATATCTGAAGATGGTTCAGCCAATCTGTTCTTTAACAGCGATAACAATACTACAGACAGCGACAGTGATACTGTTGTTGTTTTAGCTGACGACACCTTTGTGACGGTTGCTGTGTATTGGGATGGCGCAGGTAACATTCAATGTTACTCAAACAATGTTCTTGTTACTACAATGACAGGTATAACCATACCCGGTGCAGAATTGTCGGTTGGCTTTGGTTATCTGAATGGTGCCGCTGGTGCTGAGACTACAGATATCGATTATATATTTGTAGCAAAAGAGCGCGAGTAGCTAGATGCTGTACCAACTTACCAAAGATGGTGCTAAATGGGCTATAGAAGTTTCTGGTGGTCCTGCCGAAGAATCAGTTG